ACCGAAGAACAGCGATTTCTTGCTTGCGCCGATAGTGTCAGCCTTATTGGTGAAGTACACCGGGAAACCGAGAATGCTCTCGCGATAGACACCAGCAGGTGTTTGTGAGTAAGTCAGCGCATCGCCTCTCAGCGCAATAAGTTTGGCGTAGGAAGGACCGCTCATGACCCAGGCAGCCGAACCGCCGTCAAGGTAGCTCACCATGTCGGACTGGAAGACCATATCTTCCATTTCACCCAATGCAACTGCTGTGGCAGAGGTAAAGGTCTTCAAAGCCGTACCGTTATTTTCAACTTCGGTAATCAGCAGGTCATTGTGGGTCTTTGCCATGCCGCGTCCAACCCAGTTTGCCAGGAAGGATTCAAGGCGGCTGTCTTCGTCACGAAGCAGTTCGTGTGAAATACGGATGATCTTTGAGTATTTCTTGAGGGTCATCTGCTTGCGCCCGGTTGCCGGAGCGTCATCATCGAATTCCTGCGTTTCAGTCGCAACCACGAATTCGCCGTCGCCTTCGTTGTCGTAGGGCACGTTCACGGTTGTACCAACGCCCGGAATCTCGGTCACACCCAAGCGCGACCACAGAGCGCTTTCATCGCGCCGGGTGATCACGTTCTGATAGTGACCGGTTGGCACGAGATACTGTCCGTCTTCGGCTGTGCCGATGTTCATGTCGGTATTGTTGGATGCTTTCAAAGCCCGCATGGTGCTGTTTTCCTGCCCGGTGCGGATGTAGTGCATAAAGCCCTTCATCTCGTCTTTTTCACCAACACTGGAAACAACGGTAAATGAGCCTTTGGCTTCCCCGCGCTCGCTTCTCAATTCGTCAACAATCGACTTGCGAACCTTTTCCATCTCGGCTTTCAAGTCAATTTTTTCTTCAACAGGCTGTTCCTGAACAACCTCTTTTTCCATGTCTTCCATTTTGATCTCCTCTTGATCTGGTAATAGTGTTTTGATTGTGATTGCTTCCGCTTCGTCCTCAACCGCATCCACCGTCTCTTCGACCTCCGGGATCGCCTCTGTAAAGACTTCTGCTTTCGCTTCGATAACGGCAAACTCATTCGCCGGTTTTCGCCATTCGTTTACGTCAAATAAAGCCAGTTCCCCAACCGGCCACACGTCAATAATTCCACCCGCGCTTTTTCTCACTAAATGAGATACCGCCCCACTTGACGCTTTCACGCCCTCCACGCCCGCTGCCAGTAAACGCAATGCCAGTTCTTCTTCATCGTCCAAAGCCAGGTCGAACCAGTGACCGCGTGCGTCTTTGCCGGTGTAGGTCGCTTCACCAATAATCACAGGCGGGGTTTGCTTCTCTTGCGGGTCATCAGGTCCAAAGCCGTGATAGTAGGTCACAGGTCGTTTGTCGCCAACGTTCAGCACAATGTCGGTCTGCTCGGTGAAACATTCGCCGTCCATGTCACGCCCTTTGATTGGACCCCCGTAAGGAACGCCCAAAACGCGCCAATCAATCAGGCTGTAATCCACATCTGCTTTCAAGCGTTTTGTTTCAACCGCGTCACGCTCGATGTTTTCATTGCTTGCGATTTTCAACGTCAATTTATCAGACACTTGCCACCTCTTTCTCTAATGCCGTCCGTACCATGTACTGAACTCTCGGAGCGTAAACCGAAGACGCTTGACTTACCGTCAACCAACCGCTCATCGCGTGCTGGTAGGTTTGTTTGCCCTGAACATACGCCGCCACATACGGTAGGTTATTGCCGATCACCGCTTCCCAACCACCGCGCCGCATCTGGACAGTCCACTTCCTGCCCAAGTCACCCGTGCGCCTGTAAGGTACGCCGATATGCTTGCCAAAAAAGCCAGCCCGAGCACGCCTGCTCTTCTCACTGTTTCCGTAAAGTACACGGTTAGGCACTGATTTCAGTTTCGGATACTCTTTCAGCTTACCCTGAACAAACCTTGCGCCTTCTTCGAGTGCTGCCTGAACCCGCGCCATCTTTTCAAGTCTCGTAAGCCCGGCAACCAGTTTTTCGACACCTTCAATGCGGATGGATGCGCCAGCCATTAGACAGCCTCTTTCGGGTACTCGTAAGCAACCTGACACCTGCATCTCGGATGAGCTGGCGGATACATCCCATCTGTTATCATCTGTTTGTGTCTCGGTCCACAAATAGGACAAACGCGCTCATCATTCATCGTGAGCCAGACCGGAACCATCCGCCGCCCTGTGACATCTGCCAACCTGTCAACCGCTGCTTTTTCACCTTCGACCACCGCTCGGGTCGTTTCGGTTACGGCAATCATCTCAGCCCTGACGGGAGAGTAATATCGCTCTAATCGTTGCGCTAAATCCGCCCGGCTCCATTGCTCTTCAAAGTAACGAGGCACCAGTTCACCCACTCCTTCGTAGGTGCGCTGAAACATCCTTTCGAGTGTTTTTGCCAGGTTGTTTCGTGCCCAGTTTGCCGCGTCTGTATTGACTAAATCCCAGTCAACGCCAATGCCAATGCCATCTGCCACATCCAGCGCGCTTTGCACAAACGCGCCAACCAGGATGGGTTCGACCTTGTTCTGAATCTGTTTCCAACCGTTGCGCCAATAAGTTGGTGGCACGTTGTTCAATTCGGGCGGATCCCCTAAATACTCCATCAGCTTCTCGAGCTCCGCTTGCATTTCACGCGAGAGCACCCGCCCTAACTTGCGCTCGATCTCAAAGCGGTCAATCACGGGTACACGCTCCACTCGAAGACTCTTTTGACATCTTCCACCGTTTTCACGTTTTCCAACGCCCCACTTATTGCTCCATGCAAACTCGGTTCGATAATCGTGCTTTCAAATTCCCGGATAGGCTTGCCTTCCTTGACGCGTTTCTCTGCCATTCGCTGCCACTTGCGTAATTCGGTCGTCTGCTCGTCTCCCGGCTGTGTTTCCGCTTCCTGCTCGCTGAATAACGCTTCCTGCTCTTCGCTCAACACAAAACCAGCCAGGTCAAGCGCAAGGCGGGTCGGTAAGCCGGATGCCGTCAATTTGTTCAGCACATCGGCTCGCTCGTTCTCGTCTTCCTGGAAGATGTCAAGTTCGTTCAACTGGAACTCAAGTTTTATCTTGTCACGTGCAAACAACTGCTCGTTCAACGCGTCTTCGTAAAGCTGCAAACGCGGCTTGATCGTTTCTTCGTAGAAACTCAATCTGTCTTCCTGTGCGGTTGCGTAGTTTGCCGCTTCACTGTCAAGCATGGTCTGCTTGATGCCGAATGCCATTGCGATATTCTTTTTGCTTATCTCGGATAAGTCGATGAATGCCAGGTCTTTCAATAGCGGAGTAAGTGTGGTCGGCTGGATAGAACCCGCTCTCACACCCAACACCCGGAACGCATTGCGAATCGTGGTAGCAGAACGCCTGAACCAGTCCTGAATGCGCTCGATCTCGTTCCGGTCGTTCGTGTCAACACCTAACAGCGTGACCGGCATTGCCCCACCCTCAAAGTACACTTCCGGAAACTTGCTCAAAGCATAGAGCAACTTCGCGTCAACTGTGGAAGCCCTACCAGCACCCACGCCCGGCAGAATGTCTTGAGTCGGGTCATATTCGGCAATGTAGAGCATTTCATACTTGCCAGCCCGTAGGTCGTTCGTCCATGTCGCCCCACTGCTGTTCTGCTTGAACACCAGCTCGCCGGTATTCATGTATTGCACGTTCATGTCAAACGGATTGCGATACTGGATGTCTTTCCTGATCCCGCTCTTGTTCGCAATGATTTCACCGTACGCTGCCCCTCGCAATAGCAAGCCAGCTTCCCACTGCCAAAGCAGGCGTGACAGCGAAGTCGGGTACTGCCACTCGACCTCACTCTCGCCTTTCACCAGCCGGAACGGAACGGTCGATAAAGCGTCACAGCGCAACTGGATGGCGCGGTACAGGATCGGCACACGCGAATACAACGCCGCAATAGAATCAGGCACGCCGTCACTTGTCAGGAGGTCTACCCAGCCAGGAATGTTTGTTATTGCCTTGTAAGTTTCTGCCATAGATACTCCTGTTAATCCATCCACAAAATAACGCCAGCGCTGGTTGCTCCGTGCCATGCGATTGCTAAAGATAAAACACAGTCATCGTGCATCCCGTCAGGTGCTGAATAACTAAACCCACCGGAAGCATTACGCTTGCTCTCAAAACTCAATAATTCCCCGACCAGTATTTGGTCGTTCAAGACTAAAATTTGCCCATTTTCAAAGGCTGCCTGCAAGTTCTGAATAATTGCCTGCTTCGTCGCTGAAGTCGTGGTAAATGGCACGATATTCAATCCACGCGCCACCAACTCGTCAATCACCGGCCGTCCGATGCTGTTCGATTCCACAACCATCGAAGTCAGGTGATAGCGGTTGTAGACCGCTTCCAACCGGTCAATCAGCACCGGGTAATCCACGCGGTTGAACCGATCCAGGTAGACCATCTCTTTCGTTTCCGCATCCAGCACCGTAACGACTGTAAAGTCCACACTTGCCGCAACGTCAACGCCTGCAATGTACTGCTTGCCTTCCTCATATTCTCTTGGCTCTAAAACAGCAGCCTCTTGTACCCGCCTGAATACTCCGCCGGCGTCGTCAATAAACTCTGCCAGATACTCCTGTCTGAATATCATCTCAGGCAAGTCACGTTTAGCCGCTTCAATCTCTGCCGGCTCAATGTACGGATTCGATGAAGTCGGGAATGTCCAACTCTGCCAGCCTTCCTCACCGTTCACGCCGCGCATATAGTTTTCCCAGAACCAGTTGCGCCCCTTTGGAGTAGAAATGAATAATGCCTTACCTTGCCGGTCTGATAACGCCGGTCGAATTGCCTCCGTCCACGCCTCTTTCTGCATAAACGCGCACTCGTCCATTACAACAAAGTCCAGCCCTTCACCGCGCAAGCTGTCTGGATTGTCAGCGCTCCGTACTGCCACAAATCCGCCGTTTGGCAGCGTGACCATCCTGTCAACCAGCCTGATCTCTGCATTCGGGATTTTGCGGGCAATTTGCCGCAGTGGTCGCCAACCTACCTCACTTGTCTTGTAACTCGGGCTAACCCACCAAGCCCGCCCGCCTTGCGCTGCCGCGTCCAAGCATTCGTTCACGCCTAACCGCGTCTTGCCCCAACGCCTGCCAGCCGACAGGACTTTGAACCGCGCTTGCGAGTTATGCACCTCAAGTTGCCCTGGATGCGGCTTTGCGTTAATCCTGGTTGCTGTCAATGCCATCCCAATCTACAACGATTGCGCCGCCGTTCGCCCCCGTCACTTCCTGCCGCTCAACGTAGCCGCGGGATTTGCCGATGGTCTTGAGCGTGAAAATGATCGCGGTAATATTGCCTTCCTGCACCTGCTTGAATAACTGGTTCTCTGCAAAGTCAATCAGCGTTTCACGTTCTTCTTCATAGACCGCTTTCACAGTCGGATAAGTGTCAATGTACCTGCTGATTGTGTTCCGGCTGCACCCCAAGAAACGCGCCGATGCTGACATGTTTCCATGCTTCTCTTTCAGCGCGTCTATGATTTGGTTTGCCGTGTACTTTTCAGCCATGTTCTTTTAATCCGCTCAATTGCTCAATAGCACCGGCTCGCCACCCGTCACATCCACCCACCGCTGGATCGCCACCGCCACGTAAGCCGGACTAATCTCCACCGCCCGACACTTGCGCCCCAACCGCTCGCAAGCGATGATGGTCGTGCCTGAGCCGGAATAACAATCAACAATGACACTGCCATTATCTGAATAGCGTGTCAATAAATCCTCGTATAAGGCGACTGGCTTTTGGTTCGGATGTTTCCTGCCACGTGTAGGCTCGTTTACAAGCCCAAATATGCCAGCCCATTTGTGGCGCAATATATCTCGTTTATGCTTCTGCTTTGACCATAACAACTCGAAACAACTGCCATACATTTTGTCTGCGCTTTCATCCAGACGCTTATCCCAAACAAGCCATGCGCCCTCGTGCATTGTGTCGCCTAAAGTCTGGCTGTAATAATCAGCACCAAACCATATTTGTTCTTTCACATTAGAAAATAACTCCATAATTAGCGAAGCATCGAAGTCCTTATCATCACCAATAACATTGAGATATTTTGTGCCTCTTGTTAATTTTTTGCTCTGAAATAGACCTATGTCATTCACCATGCTGGAAAAGTCAGCGTCAAGTCTCATTCCATAAGGAGGGTCGTTCAATAACATAGAAACTTTGTCGTCCCCAAGCAATCGCTCAACCACCGCCTTGTCCGTGCAATCACCGCATATCAGCCGATGCTCGCCCAGTTGCCACAGCTGCCCTGTCTCAACGCCCCACTTGACGCGCAATTCCTCCGCCTTGTCAATCTGCGGTTCAACGTCCTCAGGCGCATCTTCAGCCCACAAGTCCAAGTCAAGCTCGCCCTTGTCGAATCCCCAATCCAGCAGGTCATCAAGCTCAAAACTGTTCGCCAGCGTGTCAAAATCCCACTCAGCCACGTTCTTGTTCAGGCGGACATTCAGCTCACGCGCCTCGTCAATGCTCAATTCGCGGTCTGGCACGCGCACGTCTATCTGGAAGTCAGGATCGTAGCCTAACAGCGTTTCCAGTATCTTCTTGCGCTGATGCCCGCCGATAATCATATTGTCCGTGTTGATAATGATCGGGTCTGCAATACCAAACTTAGCAAGTGACGCTTTCAAGTCCTTCGCCTGTTTATCCGTAATTTGACGCGGGTTTGCCTCATAAGGGATCAACTCCCTTATCGCCCGCTTTTCGTTATGCCAGATTATCTCCGCCACATCACTCCAATTCCCATCCACCTGCCCAGGTTGTGCGGCGCGATGAATTCCTGCCACTCGCCACAATCCCTTACCTCGCGCCACACTTGCGGCACGCCGTAGCCTTCAACGTTGTTATCCG